ACACAGCACACCTATCAGATGAGGAAATTAAAGAGATGATAATTAAATTAACCTCAGCAGTTCAGGTTATATGTTCAGAGTATGGGATACATAACTAATGGGTGGTAAGGGTTCAGGTATAAAGGGTAGTGTGTTTGACTACCTATCTAATGATAAAGATTTAGATGTAAGTAATGGCTTGTGTGTTAATCACAATGACCCTGACTTATGGTTCGCAGGTGAAGTAGATAAAGATGATAACGAAGTATGGAGAAATAACGCAGAGCAGAGAAGCAGACTTAAACTAGAAGTTGATAAGGCTGTTATTGCTTTATCCATATGTAGTAATTGTCCTGCTAAAGTTAATTGTTTAGAACTAGGTATGCGTGGACCACAGAAATACTTTGGTATTTATGGTGGTACAATGCCTGGCGAAAGACTAATTATGTTAGGAAAGACCACAAAGAAAGCAGCAATAATAAATAAACTTGCCTTCGCAAGGAAGGTAAGAACTACTATGAAAGAAAGGGGTATAGGTGGATAAGGATATAGTGTGGCAAGGCGCAATCACTAAGGATATGGTAGCAGGTTGGTCTATGGATAAGATAAGTTTGCTTATCAGAGAACTGGACGACCTAGTTTATATCACTTATGAGGAGATGTCTAGCGACAATGATGTCGAAGGGTTGTTCGATAATGAATACGAATAACTATAAAATATCAATCAATGTCCGTGCTGAGTTAGTATATTATGTATCAGAATATGATATAGACAGAGCCATTGAGTTGGCAATAGACGCACCATATAAAGAATGGGAAGTGTCCTACTTTGATATGCCGACAGGCGCAGATGTACAAGCAGAGGAAATCTAAGAGAGGAGTTATAGATACTAAAGTTTATAGGATTTAATATGGCAGTTGGTTTGCTACTCACAATGGGTGGCTCATCACTACCATACACCCTTATATTTCTTTTAGTTCTATACTTTATAGGTGCTTTGTTATGAGAAGAGAACTTATGTTTATGTTTACTATATGCTTGTTAGCATTAGTCAGTATAAGATTTGCTACTCCTGCTACTAGCCCACTTAAGCGTGATGAAGCCATCATTGAGTGGACAACAGAGGATAGTAAAGCATATGCACAGGACAAGTTATACGAGTGGCAACATAAACAATGGTTGTGTCTCAATAAACTATGGACTAAAGAAAGTAATTGGAGACCCAACGCATACAATAAGATAAAGGTAATGGGTAAGAATGCTGGCGGTATCCCACAGATACTAGGGCTTGACCCTAAAACTCCAGCACCTGTTCAAATAGATAGAGGCTTGTCTTATATCTATAACAGATACCACACACCTTGTAAAGCGTGGGAGTTCTTCACTAAGAAAGGATACTACTAATCAATAAACCAAAACATATAACAGAACTTAAGCCTGACTACAAGTCTGCTATGGATATACGAGGTAGTGCTACTACTGTGTGTCCTTGCGGTTGTAATATATGGAATGTTAAGACTGTGTTTGATGATGAGACTGGGGAGATTGATATGTATTTCCTAGATATGGAGTGTGCTTTATGCGGCACTCTTGCAACAGCACCAACACCAGATGATGAAGAGGAGTTCTAATGCCTACATATTCATACCGCTGTCTTGACGATAAGACACTAACAGAACTAAGTCGTAGCGTTGATGAACGAGACGACTTGGTTGAGTGTCCGCAATGTAATAGAGAGATGACGAGAGAGTATCAAGCCAACCCAGTTCACTTCAAGGGGACAGGGTTCTATTCAACAGGTGGTTGATGTTCTTCTTCAGGCTCTTCACTGGTGGTATCAACATCCCTATATGGTTTGTATCCACCTATCTTGTTAATCAATCTAGTAATGGCACGCTTCAATCTCATTCGTGCTGCACTATCAGTACCAAGTTCCAAGTAGTTTGCTATCTCGCCGAAGTCTAGGTTCTCTGCGAAGCGTAGAAAGATTATTCTCCTATCATCTTTACTTAACTTCCAATAACCTGAGTCAATCTCTAACATCATAATAGTTAGGTTGCCACCCTCGGCGGGAGCAGACGGCCTTCCAGTAAATCCAAGATTTAATTTATGTGTTACACCATACTCACCACGCAACACAGGTGGTAGTAATGCTTCTACAATTTCAGAATCATAATAATGTATGTCGCCTATGTCGTAGCCAACTGACTTGGCTTTCCATCTTTGACAATAATCCAATGCTTGATTACGCAACGAACGATAGATTAAATTCTTTGCATCCTTATCACCTATCGCTTCCCAATCCTTAAGTTTATTTGGGTGCTCTGCAAACCATTGATACAGCGATTGTCTTATGTCCTCTAACTCTACCATACTAAACTTCCTATGGTACTCTGAGGCAACCGCTGTTACAATGTAATCCCACCGCTCAATGTTATCCCAATCCATTTACTTCCATAACTTTCCATCAAATACAAATGACCCATCCATATTAACTGGAACAAGATGTGGTACAACTTTATTTCCATCTACATATAGCACACCAAATCCTTTATGCCACGTAAATAATCCACCACGAATATACTTAGCAAACTTAAAGTCCATAAGACAACCAACTTCTAATCCCCAAATAGTTTTAGGATGACCACCAAAGTATGATTGTGTATAATGTGTTAAGCCCATGCGGTGCGTGTGTCCACACACTACACTCATGCCCGCTCTTTTTGCTAGTCCCAATGCGGTAGCACCAGCGGTAGGTTGCACATTACCCTCATCACCATGTAAAAGCAGCCAATTTGGGGCTAATTCATAGGGTTTTTCGTGGTATTTTATGCCTAGATTGTCCAGTTTTAGGAAGTTTTTTAACTCTAATTCAGGCAGACCAGCAAGTCCTGGTGCTCTCATCTTAATTGTATTAAATAATCTATCGGTATGATTACTACGAATCATATGTTTAATCTTTAATGATTCAAGTACACGATAAGTTTCATCTCTATCTTTACCAATAGATTTCTCGTGCTCTAACTCAGTGCCCTTACTCCACTTTGAGATAGTCTGCATATCCATTTCATCCCCGACTGACACAACTTCATCAGGCTTGTATGATTTAATGAAGCGAGACAGTACAGATACAGCATTCCTATCGTGATACGGTACCTGTAAATCAGATACGCAGACTATAATTTTCATTTATCCCATTGTCCTCTCAGAACTAGCAACCCTATGATTGCATAGTTTGCCATATCCTTGAAGGAATCTTCAAGAGACTCGTGCTCTGGTTGACTAGCACTACCATATAGGTTGTTAATCCTAGCCAACTTGTCGTGCATACGAACTCTTAATCCATTCAACGCACCGCCAGGTGCCTCGGATATATTCTTTGGTCCGTAATCTTTATGTTTAGATAATAATAAATCTAACAACTCTTGGAATGTCGAGGCTACTGCTGACTCAAAAGAGGCACTGTCAGGGTAACTACGAGTTTCCCATCCACCTTCTTGACTTGACTTATATGGAAACCTTGTTCCTCCAAGTGGATTATAATCTGCCATTCCTCACTTCCCCTCTTCAAGTAATTGCTTGAGTTCATTATCTATTTCCATCATCTGAGATTCAATTATCATTTCTTCTACTATATCTTTGATTGCTTCGGGCTGTGTCTCTGCCGTAAACAATGTCATATATGTAGACTGGGTTATGGTTTTTATTTGGTCAGGTTTGTTTGCATATTTATACAGACACCTAAGCAAGGAACCTATCATTAACCTTGCCCCATTGGGTAGGATTAGTGCTGGGTCAAACTCATCATCATCCTCTAGTATATGGTCGGTTGCTTCGAATACATTATTAAAGCGTTGACCACACTCAGGGCACGGCGGTATGCTTCTATCCATTTAGTCCAGCCTTTTCTTTTATATAGTCAGCACCATACTTAACATACGCACTGTTCACATCTTCCCCATCTGGCAATTGCACGACTGTGACTGGCAGTTCCCTCGCCAGACTTGCTGCAAATTCTTTTCCTGGTTGGTCTCCATCTGCAAATACAAATACTCTTTCAAAGTCAGCGAGCAATCTCGTGTAGTGCTTCTTCCAACTATTAGCCCCAGGTACGCCGATACAAGGGATGCCAATACAACTAGATAAAGTAATTGTGTCCAATTCACCTTCACACACTCCTATAAAATCGCCTGCTTTTTCTATGTCTAATACATTATACATCTTTGTTTCAGCGCCAGTCATTCCCATGTACTTAGGTTCAATAGCAGGATGAAGAGCACGAAAACGAATATCGACAATGCCACTCTTGGTAATATACGGTATGGATAATCTTCCTTTGAATTGTTCGTGTCCAATCTCAGGCTCCCCTACTACGCCGAATCGTGCCAACCGTGCTGCTTCCATTGTTATACCCCTGCTTCTGAGGTAATCTTCTGCCTGATAAATGTTTGCCCCGTACTTCTGTACTGCTTGTCCCAACAATTCCTTCTGCGATTGACTTTGCTTCACGTATGTCTACCCTTTCTTGTTGTGCAATAATTTGTAGCGAGTTACCTTGGACTCCACAGGCGAAGCAGATGAATATGTTATTATCGATATTAACGCTTCCTGATTGGTGAGTGTCCGAGTGGAATGGACACTTGATATTAACCTGCCCGTACTCTTGTCGTATACTTGCTCCATAGTGGATGAGTATCTCTCGTATGTTTGGTAAGTCATTTACCTGCCCTCTTCGTCCATTGTTCAAAGTCTTCCACCACCCAAGCCTTATCTATTCCTGCCTGTCTACGTTTAACTATTACAAATTTATATGGTACTTCTTTTAATCCTCTAGCCTTAGCATAATTCTCTGCCTCTACCTCGGCCTCACGCCAGAACTGTGGTAGGTCTAACTTCTTTGTTGCCTTTAGTTCCAGTATGTTTGCTGCTCCATCTAAGAAAGCAACTACATCACCTTCATCTTTAGCGCCAGCCTTGGTTAATCTTTCTGCTAGTATATCTTTAGACCTCAACCATTTAACAACACTAGTCTCAAAGGTAGCGCCCTTACGCTTTCCATAACTACTCATGAGTGAACCCACTTATAGGTATACGCCATCCGTTAATGTATGAATCATAATACTCAGGCTTCATAAACTCTTCGGGATAAGCAACGCCAAATATTTCTATCTCAGAATAATATTCTGTGTCTAAACATTTAGTACCGATAATAACTTTACCCTTATCCTTTGCCCAGAATGGTATGCTGTCTTGAGTTCTAACAGACCTTACCTCTATGTTTTCTCCAACATCAGGTAGGCTATGCCGCTTCTTATGCAGTGCATTAGGATAGCAAGGTACATTCCAAGACATATTGTAATGCTTAGCAACAGCCCACTCACACACATTAGCACGTATGTTAGCGTTAATCTCAGGCTCTAACTTACCATCTGCCTTACCCTGTGCATAGTTAGGTTGGTCAGTGGAACCAAACTTAGTTAGCCATCTCTCTACTGCAAGCATAGTGCAGACTCTAACCTCATCTTTATTTAATTGTACTATCATTAGTGATTCTCTGGTATGTCATCAACAAACATATACTCAGGATTAAATGCAATCCAAGTCATTAGTCCACCGCCAGCGTCTGCTCTTCCGTATCTGTTCTTGACGGGAGCAACACCCATTGAAGTTCCGACAACACCAAGTGTACATATAAGCGCTGGAAGTTGTGCAACTTTACCTTGGATAGCAGAGCGTGGCTGACACGGTGTCCCAAGAACAGCCTCACTAGTGTGATGAAGAACGACAACAGCCGAATTTGTAGCACGAGCAAGATATTTCAACTCCTTCATAATCGCTCTCATAGAAGCGAACTCTTCGCCACCATCAGTGGCTACATCCATTAAGTTATCTACTATGATTAGCGTAGGAGAACAGCCCCATAGTTCTTCAAAGGCTTGCACTTCTTCATCTATATCTTGTAGTGTTGGTGCTGATTCAAACGACCAGACTATATGGCTACTCTTGGATAGAGTAGCCTTAGTCCAACCAACATCAGAGTGTAGCATCCCCTCTACATCTGTTTGGTTTTTTCCAGAAATCATAGAGGCTAATCGCATAGCCATAGTGTGGGCATTAGTATCTGCTGAGATGTAAAGTGTTGGCACCTTCATCTTTAATGCTAGTGCTAATGCAAGTGTTGATTTTCCGACACCTGGTGCTGCTGCGAACATAGAAACTTCGGAGCGACGGATGATAATCTTGTTTGATTCGAATGCCTTAAAGCAAGATGGTAATGGTTCCCCACCAATACTGGCACGACCAACTGACCTGACAAGTGTACGCATCCTGGTTCCTTTCTAGTTCCGAAAAAAGATTTATGCCAGTCTTTTAGTTTACTGGTTTGCATTGGTCTGGTGTTCCTTGTGGTGAAGGACAAGCCCAGAATGCATATGGTTTACCGCTTGCTTTGCTGATACCCTCTCGCCATATACGTGCTCCGTGTTTGCACACTGGCGCTGCTGTACCTGATGCTTGCGATACTGGGGTTGGTGCGGAGTAAGTCGAGGGCTTTGTGCTTATAGTGGAACTCGACGTCGAGGACGGGTTTAGAGCATACGAACCCACAATCTTCTGTTGAGTTGCAGCAATTTGTGGAGAGTAATCTCCTACGCCTTCTAACAATACTGACAATTCGTCAGCAGTATTAGCACGTACGTTTATCATATCACCTGATGGTGTCTTGTAGGAAACTTGTAGTTTCCAGTCTTCATTTGCCATTATGTTTCTCATTTCTTCGAAGTGAACTGACAGTGTTCTGTAAGTCCACAACGATTGCAGTTGTTTGTATTAGGAATAAATATACCAGCCTTACGTGCTTTATCGAAGGAAGAAACCAAGTAGTTAAGTTTCTCTTCTGTATAATCACTAAGGTCTATCAATCTGGAAGTGCCACTATCTCTTGCCATCCAGTACGCACCGTACTTAACATCTACACCTAGTACCTGCTTAAGTCCTAACTTGTAGAACCCAAGTTGCAAGGTACTAGTTGGGGTTTGTTGTGAAGTCTTGAGGTCAACCACGACCAACTCACCATCGACTTCAAACACTCTATCGAGAACCATCTTCACTGGTACGTCAGCAAAGACTGGAGTTAACCCCAACTCTACGGCAGGTGCGCCCTCAGGAGTAAACCAAATCTTCCAGTTATGATTAGCCTTACGCCAATCAATGTATGACTGAACCCATTCAGGTCCCGTCTGTTGCCAGAAATCTACATTCTCTCTATTGGGAAATGCTTTAGATGTTCTACCACCAACACGAGCAAAGGTTAAGTCAATGCCCTCTGATTCTTTTTCCCAAGCCTTATCCCATAAACTTTGAGCGGTGTTCACTTAGTGCCTCCTTAAGTGCTAACTTGGCACGAAGTAATCCAACAAGTTCAGTCTCATCCATAGTCTTATCTATGAGTGAGTTGATAGAACCAACAGCAACAGCCCAAGTTTCTTTGAGTCCATCAATGTATCGCTCACGCATAATCTCATTGTAAGTCTCCCACTTTATAGTGGTGATACCGTTCTCTTCATTAACAATGCTTATCATAAGTTCTCCAAGTCCCACATCTCAGTGGCTGTATGAAATGATGAGCCACCTACCGACCAAACGGATGGGGCTTCTGGTAAGTTAAGTAGTCTACCTAAGTAGTACTGGTACCCACAATCTATGTAGGTAGTAAATGCTGAATAAGATATATGTTCAGGTAATGTATATTCTCCGAGTTGTATAGTCATTAGAGTATCTTAACCTATACTATAAGATATGTAGGGAACGGTACGTTCCCACATAAAATATATCTATGTGTATAATATTATATATATAATATATAAGACCCCTTCGGGGTCTATAATATAATATATATTATTATATATAGGATTCGTCTCGAAGTCAAGGGTGTGTATTGGTTTATAGACCCTAGGTATGTGGGATGATATATCTCTGTAGGAAGCGTGTTCGACTTCATACGCCTACTACATTTTTGAACATAGAAAAACAAAAAAGACCCCCCTTCCTAGTAGTTATCCTAGGTCGGGGGGTTTTCGTGTCTCTAATGGGCCTTTAAAGCCCGATTAGGGGTATATAATTAGTTACTGCCTCGTCCAAATTCTGTGGCTGATGGGTCTATTGCCTTCAGAACTGGGCCTGCAACGGCTGCGACACCTGCCATTGCCAAGGTCTTTAGGTCAGTTGTGCCAGCAAGGTATAGAGCAAGCACGGCTGCTACTGCAGCACGAGCATAACTTGCAACAATTGCTTTTACTTTAGTTGTATTCATATCCATCCTTAAGGGCGTGCTACGCCCATTACTAGGGAGTAGGCACGTTTCCTAAGATACACACCATCTCCATTTGATTGACTTCCTTTATTGCCACTAGAGGTATTACCCTCAATGACAGTAAGGAATTTTTTT